ATTAAACATCTCATGGTACTTAGCATGTAATGCTGGTACTTTTAATGATTCTGTGTGTAAGTTATCAGCGTCAATCTGTGAGTCTTTCTCCCACATACTTTGCAAAGTTTCTAAATTCACATTGGTTGTCCTTGATTATTCATTATTTCATATATGGTATACTTGAATGTTACCTCTGCAGTAAAGTAATCAACATCACCAGGTGTTGCATCAAACTGCATTGTTGTTAAATCAGTAGGCCACATATCATTATATTTTACCATAAATTGGGGATTATTGGTAGAGTCTAGTACCACTAGCGTACCATCACTGGTAAGGTTATCTGGATCTCTAGGATCTCCTTTTAATGTTTGTCCACTCCATAATCCATATATTTCATTTAAACTATCTGGATATGCTAGTCCACGCATCCAGTTCTGTATTTGCATATAATTTTCAAGATTCTCATCTATTAAAAATCTCAATGTAAAATCCTGAAACTCCATCTTATCTCCAGGTTGTGGAATGTTTTTGAGATAAGTTGGTTGTTCCGCAGCCATAAGAGTAAGACCAGGAATCTGTGCAGTATTGCTAAAGAAACTTACTTTGGGTGCTTTAGTTAAACTGAACTTAAAACCTATAGGAGATAGGAAATTCCTATTCTCTATTTGCCTTTCAAATGGGTTGCTTATATCAGCCATTAGTTAACGCAGGTCTCCGTATTGGCTATTTAGACAAAAAAAAGCACCTCCCGAAGGAAGTGCTTTGTAAAGATATAAGCTTCTCGCTTACATAAGGTTCTTAACTGCAACTCTTCTGTAGTAGCGGTTGCTGTTAACACGTAGACGGCCAAGTCCCTGAGTGATTCCCTCAGCGAATGGGTTTGAAACCATACCGTAACGAGTCTTAAACCCGATTTTTGGTTGGAATGTGTTCTCTCCAACTGCACGAACCATCTGTAGTGGAACGTATGGGCAGTAGAACAGTCCAGCATCGTAAGGTGAAGTACCTTTGTATCCAACAACATAGTACTGGTTACCATTCTGTGCGTTAGCAGCAGTTAGGTTAGCAGAATATGGGTCGATGTATACTCTGTACTTACCATTGATTGTACCAGCAAATGTATTACCAGTGTCATCAACGTTAAGGTTAGCATTAAGTGCTGGAGTGTAATCAAGTACACCTGCCATTGTTAATGCAGAAGCAACGTCAGCAGAAGTAAGGATGATGTTACCCTTTCCACGACGAGTTCTTTGTGCGATTGCGTTAGCATCACGCTCGATCTGGAATAGAAGTCCCTTGAACTTCTCAACAGACCATCTACCGTTTGAGTCGATGTCTAAATCGAACACACCAGCAGTAGAAGTGTTAGCAACAGCACCTTGCTCAGCAACCTTGTAGATTGTTCTGATAACTTCTCTGTTGATTTCCGCAAGGATTTCAGTAGAGAGGATGTTAGCAAGTTCTGCTTCAGCGTTAAGGCCATGGATTGCCTTAAGGTCTTGAGCAAGCTCAAGTGAGTACTCAGCTTTAAGTGCTCTGGACTTCGCAGTCACAGTAACTTTCTCAATGCTGAACGCCATTTCGGCGAACTGGTTGTTAGTACCGTTACCTAAGTTCTCGGCATCACCAGCAACCATACCCTGACCAACGTTATAGTCGGTTGAAGTTGCAGTACCAACTGGGTTTAGTACAGCAGGGTTACTACCAGATTGACTGATAGTACCAATACCAGCAGGTACATCAGAGAATGCACTGTTGATACCAGCAGATCCTTCTCCACCGAAATCGTTGGAAGACTGACCTGAGAAAGCAGTATTTGCTTCGTTGTAGAATGCTTCAGTTCCACTTTGGTTAGTGTAACGTGAACGCATTGCGAAGATTAGTCCTGTAGGGCCAGACATTGGTTGAACACCAGCCAAGTCATAAGCGACTAGGTTTGGCATTGAACGTCTGATTAGACTAATCAAAACTGGGTCGAAACCTGCAACAGGACCAGCAGCAGCAGAATTACCGCCGAAGCCGCCTTGATGGGCAGCAGCGTTTGCTGAGTTTGTTGGAGATTCCATCAAGGAATGTCCTTGACTGAATGCTTGCTCCTCTTTGAGGAATTTTTCTTGGTTCTCTAGTAGAACTGCGGTAACCGCTTTACGATGTGGATCGGTGATACCACCATCGTGATCCAAAAGGGGTTTCCACTTTTCGACTAGATGTTCTGATTGGAACATCTTCTTTAAGTGTGTAGTTTGATTTAATGTTTAATTCAAGGGTTCATCTTGCCCAATGCATTCATGTATCTTTCCATTGAACCAGAAACTTGCTCAGCAAGTGTTCCGTCAGTGGCTTCCATCAATGTATCGGCGGATGATTGAGGTGCAACCTTTTTGTCAGAGAAATAAGATTCTCTCAGGGTGGTTAGCTTCTCTTTGTACGACTCTTCACTTTCAAACTCAACACCTTCAGCAAGTGTAGCGAGCTTCTCTTTCTGTGTGGCAGCAAGGCCTTCAGAAACTGTACCGAGGATTACGTCTGAAGCAGACTCAGAAAGTCTCTTGTTCAATGCAACGTTCTTCTCGATTTGCTCGTTGAGTTTAGTCTCCATGTCATCTAACTTCTCTACCATAGTAGAGACAACATCATATTTTTCTTCAGGGATTGATACATAATGATCTTCAAAAAGACTCTTCATTCCACCAAGGAATGATTCAGTCATTTCTGTCTTAAGTCCGTGCTCGACAGCGAGTTGATTCTCGGATAACCACTCTTGAGCAACATACTCAAGATAAGAATCAGTCCGTTCTGTAAGTTCGGTCTTATGTGTTGCTACTGCTTCTTCGATTGCAGCAGACTTTTCTTCATCAAGTTTTGCCTTGATTTCAGAAACCTTTGCGTTAATGGCAGCTTCAAAGATTGTTTTTGCTTTCTCTCTGAATTCTTCAGAAAGTTCTTCGCCACCTAATAGAGCATTGACATCATCTTCCATGTCATATGTCTCTACAACTTCTTCTTCAACAGGAGTTTCTTCCTTAGCAGGTTCTTCAGAAACTATTTCCTGATCTGCTTCGAGTTCTACTTCGTCTCCAGACTTTAATCCAGATGCTTTTTGTGCTCCCATTGCTCCTGTTTTACCTTTACGATTGGTAACAACATCGGAAACTTGCTTAATGGTTCCACCAGGAGTCTTGACTTTATTAGAGTCGTCGTCTGGTTTAGAATTTTCAGGGGTAGGTCCACCTAAATCCTCCCAACTAACAGCAGTACCGCCAGTCGTGAGTTTGGGCATAGCCTTATCACCAGCCTGAGCATTTGCTGTTACGGCATTAGCTTCTGATACCTGTTCCATTTCTTGTAGTTTGCTACTCGCCATTGAAGTTTCCTCGAATTACCTTTTGTAATCTATGTTTATTTATTAAAGTTATAGATTTGATAAGAAATCGTTAAAAAGATTTAACTTGTTCTCATCTAATCTTTTTTGATCAACTAAAGTGTTGATAGTCTTGTATGTTTTATGTGCCATTCTTTCACGAAGAATTCCACCATCCCATACCCAATCTTTTCCTTCCATAATACCTTCAACGAAAGCATCTGGAGCAGAAGGATCGGCAACTATGTCAGCAGCAGTTGCTAACATAAAGTCGTCTCCTACGACATTAATACCCTCACGTGTTGCTTTAAGAGATCCAATACCTCTTGAAGATACACCGAGTTTTACTCCTTCCTCTACTAAGTTAGCAGCAATCTTACCCATTGGTGTGCCAAGAATCTTAGCTTTACCAATAAAGTTAGCACCACTTTCTCTAAGAGAAACAATCTTATGTGAAACTCTATCGAGATTCACGGTTGGACCTTCTGGATGTCCAAGTTCACCAAGAGCACGTCCTGATTGGATATGATTCTCGTTGTAACGTCCTACTTCTTTCCGAAGAGTTTCCATAGGATACATTCTACCATTACGATTAGTAATGTTTCCTTGTAAGAAAACACCTTCAATATACATAGACTTCTTGCCGTTTTTATTTTCGACTAGAAATTCTACCTGTTCAATTTCTTCCGTAATGAGTTTCATCATGCGTCACCGCTTACTTGAACTTGTTGTGCATATAATGTACCAGTGCTGCTATCAGTTCTAGCAGAAACCTTAAAGGATTTTCTCAATGTGCCATCATTACCAGCACCTGAATCAGAGTCGGCCCATGTGCCACTAAAACCATGTGATGAGAAATCAACAACTACATTTACACTTTGTGCATTGTCACCAGTAGAACTACTGAATGATGGATAGTTAATTGATTGAATTGGATGATGTTCAAACGACCAACCAGAAAGGTTGCTTGATAATGAAACAGTATCTCCAACTTCAAATGGAGCACCAATTACACCCTGTGGGAAAAATATAGTTGTAACCCCACTTGCTGCAGGACTCTTTATCACATTAACCACTCTTTGAGAACTTGGTTGCCCTATGTTAATTAAGGCAGTTCCTCCTGCAGGTACATAATAATTTGCTTCAGTTGATACTGGTGTTGAACCGTATCCAACATGAGCACCTTGTGTTAAAGCTACGACTCTCAAAGTATCACTCTTTTGATCAAATTGAATTGATTGAGCACTAGTAGTGCCTGTTGCAAAAGATGTACTATTTCCGACTGGTTGATGTGCAGCCATTACTCCTCTTCCTCAGTTGTTTCTGGTTCTGTTGCGTCTGCAACTGGTTGATCATCTACTTCAACTTCACTTTCAACTTCAGGAACATCGTTCCCAAACAGACTACTTGCAATTTCTGGCTTTAAAGAATCAACTTTATCAGCCGTTTTTGCATATAGAATGTCTTTTATAGCATCACTCACCTTTGAAGGAGAGTCATTTGCCACAATAGCATCCATTAAATCATCCATACTAATAGTCATAACATTTCCTATAGGTTATTTATATCTCTCCGCCCTTAGGTAATTTTGTCATACCTGCGTCTTTGGATCCTTCGAGATTTGGTTCCATAATTGGAGCACCCAAATCACCTCCTCCAGCAGCTTCTTCACCAACTCCTGGAGCCATACCATTAAATCCATCAACTGCCATTGCTAATTCTGCAGGATCTTGAATAATACCTTCATCGATTTCCTTCTCGATAAGTTTATCTTGTTCTAAGATATCCTCATCAGATTGGCGAAGAACTTGACGGCGAACCCAATCTTGAGAATAGTACTTACCAATATAAGGTTCTGCCTCCATAGCAAGAGAGAATCTTTCTCTTTGTAACTCAGCATCTTTGAGTTCTGAGAAATGATTGTCATATACAAAGTCAAACTG